CAGGTGGTGTGTTTGGGGTATTTGGTGTTCCAGGTGGTGTGTTTGGGGTATTTGATGTTCCAGGTGGTGTGTTTGGAGATGTTAATTGATTTTGAATGATTTTATTTATGTTTTGTGAACAAGTCTGCGTGTTATCGCTGACATTGCAATTATTGCCACATATTAATGCATTTGTACAACACAATATATCTGCACCTGTTATTTGTTGTACATGTTGGTAATCACCCTCCATTCTTTTTGGTTCTCTGTTTTTTATTGTATTTAGACTATCCTCAAGCTCTCTTATTTTTTCATCATACCAGCCTTTTTCCCTTTGTACCCATCCTTCGTCTTTTCCACACTTAAAATTCCCATATCGACCCCAACACCAACCCCATTCTCTTACCCAGTAATCGTCATCAATGCCTCCAGTTCTGTTTTTCCCCATTTGATTGCACCAATTATTTGCTGCTCCCCAATGTTCTCCGTGCCAACATGTGTTGTCATGGTCTTGTGCCCAAAATGGATTGTTGATACCATAATATTTCATATATTGAAAGTCTCCTGTCCTATCCCTTGCACTTCCTAATTTTGCTTCAGCCGCATTGCGTGTAGGGTTCCAAGCGTTCCAGGCTGCACTTTGTCGTTGGTCTTGTTGTGTGTTATAAGTTGTAATTTTTGAATTGCATGTTCCCATTAAAGCGTTTTTCTCAACTGCTTTTGCACATGAACGAGCTGCGTCTAAAGCAGCATTTCCAGTAGGGCTTACTGTCGTAGCAAAATTTTGAAAATCGTTTTTACAAGTTGTAATATCTGCAAGAGTTACAGTGGACATTTAAATATATAAATATTTTTTTTATTTAATAATACATAATGAAATACATCTTTCTAGTTTTTGTTGGTATTATGATATTGTCACTCATTGTGAAAGAAACGTTCTCAAATATAAAAAACACGTTAGCTGAAGACATAGTAGAATATTTTAGAAAGAATTCGTCACATTATTATCATAATTACATAGAAGTACTATTAAAACACAATAATCCATATAAACAATTGGCATTACAGTCTACTTATAAACATTTTGAAAATTTATACAAACAAGGAATGTTAAGTATTTTTGAAATTGAGAGTTATTATTCCAGATAAATTTTTTTATTGTTATTGATTATATTATGTCTACACCTGCACCTGGACCTGCACCTATTAATGCTCCAACTAAAGCTGGAACCCCGGAACGACAGCTGAAAAACAAAGATAGAAAAAACATGTGTGAAGAAGTTACAAAACAAGCCGGAGAAATTGCCAAGGAGATAACACGAATGAGAGAAATAGGTGATATATTAAACACTGCTGTGTGTACGGGAATTGGGTGGTTAAATCCTCAATGTTATAAAGCAGAAGCCAAAAACTTGGCTGTACAATTTAATAATCAGTATTCTTCAATTGATGCTAGTAACAATGATGTAATAAATGTGCAATCAAACTGTGCAAATGTCACGAATTCAAGTCAATTTAACAACATTAGCACATTAGAATGTCCATATTGCCAACAGTACGGAGGTTGTGATATAAAAAATAACAAACAAACAAATGTTTTAGAAGCTGTGTCTCAGTGTGAAGCTAGTAATGCACTAAAACTATTATTTGATAAGAAATTAGACTTTGAATCAATTGCAAAGGCAAAAGCAATACAAGATTCTCAGGCAAAGGGGCCAATGACGGAAGCTGTAAATGATGTAATAAATGCGGTATGTAATCAAAACGACATAGACATGTCATCAAATCAGTTTATAGACACACTATCAAATTGTAAGAATGAATTTAGTAATATTCAAAAAAATAATTTGCAGGGGTGCGGGAAGATATTAGGCAATGTGCAAGAAAATGCTGCAAACTCATTCATGAGATGTGTTGCAAATAATACTTCAGATATTACCGTTAAAGAAGATATAAAAGCAAAGATATCAAGTAGTGTAGAATCAGAACAAAAAGCTACAGCTGATATGGCAGCTTTTTCAGCGTCATCAAGTGCTATTTGTTGTATATGCTGTATTTGTATTGGTGTTTTGGCATTATTTATGTTTATGCCAAAAGGAGCACGTAAAAAAATGGCTAAAGAGTTGTCCCAGAATATGTCATAAGTTGTTATCAAATAATGTTTGATAACAAAGTTAATTAATGTGGTGTTTTACCATGCACTTTACTAAATCTTGAAATTGTACTCGAGGTTGCCATCCCAACACAGTTTTTGCTTTGGAATAATCTCCTATTAAATGTTGAATATCAATTGGTCTATAGTATTTTGGATTGACTACGACAAGAACATTTCCGGTTGCTTTATCAACTCCTTTTTCATTTTCATGTGATCCGTTCCATTCAAGGTCAATGCCAATTTCTTTGAACGCAAGTTCTACGAATTCTCTTACACTATGTTCTTCTCCTGTAGCTAAAACATAGTTGTCTGGGTTATCATGCTGCATCATCAACCAAACTCCATACACATAGTCTTTACTATGTCCCCAATCTCGTTTTGCGTCTAAATTTCCAAGTTGTAAGGGGTTTTTAGTTTTATTTTTCTTATATTGTCCTACATATCTTGCAATCTTTTGAGTAACAAATGTGTGCCCACGTCTTTCACTTTCATGATTTAGAAGAACACTAGATACAACAAACATTCCGAATGCATCTCTATAATAATTTGCCAAATGATGGGCTGCCAACTTGGAAATTCCATAAGGACTAACTGGATACATGGGACTGTCTTCATTCAGTAATGTTGTACCATCTGTAGTATTTCCGTACATCTCACTAGTTGAGGCTTGGTATACTTTAGTATATTTTTCTAATGATAATGTTTTAACAGCTTGTAAGATATTTAGTAGTCCCATTGTATTGACTTGAAATGTGTAGTTTTCTAGTTCACAACTCACTTTCACATGGCTTTGAGCTCCGAAGTTATAGATTTCATTGGGTTTTACACTTTGAATAATTGATAAAACGCTCCCTGCATCTGTTAAATCTCCATAATGCAAATTTAATTTATCAAATATATGCTCAATTCTTTGTGTATTAAAGTTACTTGCTCGTCTAATAATACCATGAACACAGTATCCTTTTTCCAGTAATAAGTCAGCTAAGTAGCTACCGTCTTGGCCATTGATTCCAATTATAAGAGCAGTTTTCATTTACAAGCGTTGATTACATGTTTTTAAATCAAATTATAATAATATAATGTACACCACAATTATTATTGGAGGAGGACCGGCGGCATTACAACTTGGATATTTTTTAAACAAAATCAATGAATCATATATTATCTTAGAACGTAATGAGATTTGTGGTTCGTTCTTTGAAAAATATCCACATTCAAATGGTTTAATTTCCATAAATAAGATACATACCGGTAAAACGGACAAGGAATTTAATTTGCGTCATGATTGGAACTCATTACTAAATGAGCATGCTTTGGAGATGAAAGCATACAGTGAGAAGTACTATCCGAACAGGCAGTCACTTGTAAAGTACCTGAATGATTTCAAAGAACATCATGAGATAAAAGTAAAATATAATACTGAAGTCATAAATGTTACTAAAAATGACCAAGATGTATTTGAGATATTTACATCAAACGGGGATGTATTATTGTGTAAAAAACTTGTTGTAGCAACGGGTTTGTCAAAACCAAATCTACCATCAAACATTATTAACATTGAAAAATATGCAAAGCATTATAGTGAGTTTGGAAAGGACTTTTTTCTTAAAGACAAAAATTTGAAAAAGTACAAAAACAAACGTATATTGATACTGGGAAATGGGAATTCTGCTTTTGAATTGGGAAATATATTAAATGAAGTTTGCGCTTCTGTACGAATTTTAGGAAGATATAGAACTCCTAAGCTGGCATTTAGTACACATTATGCAGGAGATGTTCGTTCAGTATATTTACCATACTACGACACATTTTTCTTGAAAAGTTTGAATTCAATTGATTTTCTACGGGATGAGGTATACAAGTTAAAGCATGAAAAAAAAAAATACTATTTAATTCAAAATTGTCCATGTGAGTGCAACGTATATGAGGACGAAGCATTTGATGAGATATTGAATTGTACAGGATGGCGCATGGATACAGATATGTTTTCAAGTCAATTGCAACCTCAGATGGATTGTTCAGGTAAGTATCCAATGTTGTTTTCCAATTATGAAAGTTATAATATAGACAACATGTTTTTCATTGGTAGTTTGATGCATTCAAGCGACAATAAGAAAAGCTCTGGTGGGTTTATACATGGATTTAGATACTTGATCGAAAGTTTTGTTCGCATGAATTACACAGCATTCGAATACAACAAGCTTGAAACATGTGATCAAGTCGTCGAAACTTTTATGCATAGAATAAATGTCTCTTCTGCGTTATATCAAATGTTTGGAGTTTTATGTGACATATTTTTCAAGCATGAAAGTTCATTTTTCCACGTAGAACAGGTTCCTTTGCAATATCTACTATCAAATTTAAACACAAAGTTGAATATACCAAACACTGTTGTGTTTATTGTAACTTTGGAGTTTAACCCAGTTTATGAAACGAATTTACAGAAGATTGGTGATAAACCGACATCCATAGGACGAGAAAGTAATGCTCAATTATTACATCCAGTCGTGAGAATTTTTGATAACAAAAGTAAAGATATGCAAGGTTTGAGTTTACAACGCTTAGACTTGGAATGCGATGACATCGTTCATTTTGATGAACATTTAACAGCTGACTTCACAAATGACAAAAAGTATAAAAACAAATTCATGAGATTGATCAAGAGCTATGGTTTGGACTGATTTTTTGTATTTCATTATATATGTCTAATGTTTCAAATGAAGAAGGTGAGAGTATACTTGTGTTTACAGACTTATTTAACACACCTATATCCTTTAATACATGACCAATAAATTCTGAGCAATACATCGAGTTTTTAGGTTCCATTTGTTTTCCTAGCTTGTGATTCAAGTATGCTTTAACGTAATTGTATCTAAAGTTATCATCAAAGTCTATATTGGAATAATCTTGAAGTTTGGTTTTGATAATATCACCTCTATCTGTAGTGTGTAGTAGCTGGCTGTAGTAACACGTTCCTTTATATTCTTTCACACGTTCTTCTAAATCATATAAATGAACACCGCTTTCAGAATCTTCGTGTAGGCCATCTCCTTCAGGATGGAGCTCAAGAATGTAAAGCTTCTGTGTACTTGGGTCCTTATAAACTACACCTGCATGTGAGAATTTTGTAAATAGTCTTAGAGCAACGTCAATAAATGTCCATCTAAAATAAACAATGTCGCCTGTTTTACTTACTGTTTTCAATAAATCAATGGTAATAATGTTATCTTCATATTTTGACATTTCAGACTGTATTAATACATATAAAATTAGATAGAAAACTATACTGAATATTAATGATTTTATTGCAATTTTTTTGTAATTCATAATAATAATACTTATAAAATTTTTATATTGGATTATTAATAATGGGACAAAGTAGTGATAATAAAAATGGTGGTAATAAAAGTGGTGGTAATAAAAGTGGTGGTAATAAAAGCGGTGGTAATAAAAGCGGTGGTAATAAAAGTGGTGGTAATAAAAGCGGTGGTAACAAAGGAGACAAAAA